GCTTTAAAGTTAATCCAAAGTAATTAGCCATATAAGCCATAGAGAAACTAGGAAGCCTAAAGTATCTCTTAGCCATTCTGTAAATATCAAAGGACTTCACATATCTATCTACTCGTAATTTATGTTTAGCTGCCCTTGTGTTTATCCACTTATTATCAAAAGAATTATTATTTTGTCCTATAACCATTGAAGCCTTGTTATATTCTTTTAAAAACTTTTGAAGCATTGTTTTGTCGCAGTGTTTTTTATCCCAAGTCAAATAACTTACGTTATCTTCTCCAATCCATTTCCAAGCAACACTAATAATTTTAGGTTCTGTTCTTAGTTGTTTATGGTTTATGTATTGTTTACCAGTCCACCAAACAGTAGCTTCTGTTCTGCTTGTTTCAATATCGTAAACCATTATTTTATCATTTACTACGTTTGATTGTGTAATTGACAATAACAACTCCTTAGCATAGTTTCTTACTGTTCTTGTAGTAATTTTTAAAAATATACTTAGTTCTTCTTGGACTTGTTTTCTTGGTTTATTACTTGCGTACTGGTCAATAATTAACTGCCTATTTTTCTTGCTTAATAAATTAACGCTCATATAAAGCCTTAAGCCTTACGTGAATCAGCAATACCTTGTCCTAATACTAGAGCGATAAGTGAGTACAGAATTGATTGTGAAACTTCAGGGTCTACTCCCCAGTTATCGCTTAACAGTTGAACGATTATTCCTACTACTGTGTAAAGGAATTTTCTACTTGATACCATCTTTTTGATAGTTTGATAAATTAGCCATTTTCTCATTGTCTTTTTTTTTTAATTATTAAATTAATATTTGTGCCGCCTAAAGTAAGTATTTCTTCCATAAGAAACGACATAGCGTCCTTAGAGTTCTTAACAAAGTTATTACCTCTAGTCAAGCCTACTAAAACACAACCAAAACTATCTCTAGGATAATTTCCTGTATGCACCAGAACGTAGCTTCTTCCTTCAACATTCTCAATTAATAGGTGCAAATAGTCCTTTGAAGCTGATTCTCTAGCTAGTCTAAGCCTTACTGGGTACTCGCCTAAAGGAATAGAGCTTATGTTAGTCTTATTGTCTAAGTAAGGGTTTTCTAGTGTGTCGCAAATCCTATTACCGTTTATATAAAGTGTACCTATAGTAGACTTATCTGTAAAGTCTTCTCTTACTAATAATAGATTAATCTTGTTGTCTGTCTTCAAATTTAACGAATTTATATATTGTATAAGATATTGCTAGTGTTAAACTGACTAGTGTAAGAATCTGATTAATCTGACCTATACTTAAAATAATTGCTGCACTATTAGCTAGTCCTACTTGTAGAGTGTCTGTTACTTCTTTCATTTTTCTTAGGTTTTGTATCCAAGTAGGATTTTAATTTAGTTATATTAATTTGTTTTGTCTTGTAGTGTTTTTTTTCTTTACTCATTATAAATGTAATCCGTTAAAGTAAGCATTATGTGAAGGGTCAACATCTGCACCAGTATTAGTAGTGTATTCAGGAAATAGCGTTGAGTTATTACAGATGTAGTCTATCATTCTTTCTGTATAGTATTGAGCCGTATTTAGAACCTCTTCTCTTAGGTGCTGACTTTCTTCAGTAGTTAAAGATGTTCCTGTTTCTGAAGTCTTAGAGTATATATTTCCATTCTCTATCTTGAACCTTAAAAATGGAATAGCATGGTATAAAGCGTAATTAGGTAGCATATCTCCTATGTAGTCATCTAACAAAGTCTTATAGGCTTCATTACCTACTGAACCTACTGTTCCTGCTATAATCAAATCTTTTAGCTTTTGGTTTAAGTCTGTACCTAACTTAGTTTCTACATATAGCTTTTGAGATTGTCTTACATAAGGAAGTAAGATAGAATTATCTACTGATAAAGATATTGCAGTACTTGACTTAAGCTTGCTTTCTGATATAAATAGTACGTAGCTCATAATTTTTTATTTATTGTAACCATTGTTTTTCATTCTTTGCGGTGCCATAGCTACACGTTTATCATTCTTTTCAGCAGTAAATCCTTCAGACCTTGCTTTAGTGTATCCTATTAATTGACTATCAGATATTTTACTCTTAGCTGCTCTTAGTGAAGTCTTGAAAATCAATCGGTTGAAGAAATGGCGGCACTGAGGCCCCCCCTTAAAAAGGAACAAATTATAGGCTTGAGTTCCATCAATTCCGAACCCTTTATTTAAGGTTAAACTATCAGCATTTACTAAATCTTCCTTAGTATAAAGTTTTTTTGCCGATACCATTTTCTTACAAAAACTTCTACTTTCTCCTGACTTGTTAGTTAGGAAGTTATCTGTAGCATATTCGTATCTTACTTTATAGTAATCATTAAAAGACTTATTTACTCCATCTTGTTCACTTCTTTTGTTTGGTGTTGCCTTTACAGTAGAAGCAAGTTTTAACTTTTCGTTAGCTATTTCGTTCAGCTCTTGCTCAAAATCAAAGTCGTTGTGTTCTCCGTCTACTACTTCTTCTTCTATAAGTTCCCATTCTTCCGGAGTATCTTCTCCGAACTCTTGAATCCAACTATCTAATTGTACTTCTTCATTCTTTTCAATCGATAGTTCAGTACTAAAGTCTTCCTCAACTTCTTGTTCTGTTAAGTCAGGTAATCCTAAGTCTGCTCTAATTTCTGAAGTTGTCATAACTTCTCTAACAGTTTCAGAATCGAATTGTATAGTAATAGGTTTTAATTGTACAAACTTAACAGGAAGGTCTATATCGTTTACTGCTAAGATAGATTGTAACGTGTCTAAGATGTTTAATTGAAAAGGTACAATAACCTGATTAAGATAAAAATTACTGGCTACTGCTAGTTCGTCGGCACTTGAAGAAAAACCATCAGATGAGTCTATTCCTAAAAGCGTTTTAGAAGTAACGCGATGGCTTGTAAGAATGTTTTGCACGATTAGATTTTGCAGTGTGATATATTGTTCAGATAAGTCTGCTGCGTTCATAGGTGTTACTTCTACACCTCGTTCTTTCCCATCTGCAAAATTCATTAAGAAAGTTCCTGCGTTTCCTGAGCCTGTTAATTTAGCTTTAATATCTCTTTCTATTTCATTTCTTCCTTCTTTTGTAGGTACTCCATTATTAAAACTAAACATATAGCTTCCTGAAAATCCGTTGCTAATATTGTTTAAGTGATATTCTGATATTTTGGATTCAATTAACGACCAATTATTTCCCGCTAGACTGTCAGGCGTAAAATAAACGTCCATATTTGGACTGTAAGAGCCTGTATAGATTAATTGACTTGTAGACCTATTATGAGTGTCAAAGGCTGCTATAGGCATAGGTTTGTTAGACCTTACATTTGACCAGTCAGCACTTATATAATATGTATCTATCTTGCCAAGAGAATTTGGGCGACCAGCTCTGATGCGTTCGACTGGAACGTGAAAGACTTGTACTATTTCTGTTAAATCCTGATTATAAATACAGTGCAAAGCGTAAGCTCCTTGAAGTTTAAAATCAAAAGCTACTTTCTTTATTATTTGGTGTGCCGATTCTTTTCCGTTTATATTTTTTAAAAACTTCTTTAGTTTAACTACGGCTTCTAAATTAATATCTTCTTCGTCATCTATTACAATATCAGAACCCGCTATCATCTCTGAAGTAGAATTAACGATTGCTGCGTGTGTACTGGAATTATAGTAAAGGTCAATTAAGAAATTAGGATAAAGATTTTTCCATACTCCGTCTTCATCTGAATATTCAATGTAGTCACGTCCTCTAACCTCTTGGATTTTTGGAGCTACTGAACTACCTAAATTTATTGATATTAAATTACTCATATTATTGTTTATTATTTATTTTCTACGATATTATTTTAGATAGATAGTTGTTTACATTTGCGGTTAAGCTTGCTGATGTAAAATGGTAAATTTGTATTTCGTAAATACTACTTTGTAAAGACTCGCCTATTGCTCCTAATTCAAGAGTTCCTGCAAGTGTAAAAGTAGAAGCCATTAATACTCCGTCTACATACATTCTAACAATATCGCTGTCATCTCTGGATATTACTATATAGTTATCATTAAAGTCTAATCCAGTATTTGTCAAGGTGTTTTCACTTCCTGCTATTTTAATAACAATTTGAGTTAAAGACTTTATGGTTATATAATTACCTGAAGCGTCTGTTCCTAATACCAACCCACCTACTTGACTAATCCTAGTTCTAAATCCTATTGTAAACTTATCTGATAAAGATATATTAGAGCCTGACCCTATCAAGTCTGTTCTGTTAAAAGTTACCGCTCCTGTTGTTGAGTTATAAGAAGGTCTTGCACCTGACGAACTATTCATATCAAAAGAATTAGTAGAGCTATCAGCCCAAACAGTAACATCATTAGAACCGTCTTCTGTAATTCCTTCTTTGTTTTTATACCAAGCCTGCAACTTAATTTCATCTAAAGGACTCCAAGCTATTTCAATATCTTCTCCGTACCAAGTTATATTAGTTCCTTCAGCTACTTCGTGTTCAGTATATTGTACTTGTTCTTCTCCTGTTTTCTCTGTTAAGTTTAAAATACCTTTTGTAACTATTCCCTTAACCACCCCTGAAGTGTCAGAAACAGGCGATAAAACATTAGATTCATTAGCTGGAGCTTCTCCAAACGCTACACTAACCGTTCCTATCCAAGTTACTTCATACACTTCATACTTCCAATGTCCTGCAGGTAATAGGTTAACTGTACCTGAATATAAATCAACATCTTTGCTAGCATAAGTAAAAGTCATTTCAGTATATCGGTCGTTTATTGTTTCTATAGGATATACATAAGATACGCTTCCGTCCATATCATTAATAAGCTTAATCAAGTGTCTAACCTGAGTACTAGCTACTGAATTATCTATGCGATTATCTTCTGTAGATAAGTATGCCTTAAAAGTTGTTTCTGTAGTTGCTTGTATCATTATAATGTGGTTCTAGTATATAATAGAAAATAGTGTTATTTATTTGATTAAGAAAGGAAAAAGGCTACCGAAGTAACCTTATCCTTATAGTGAACGCTAGACTATCCTAGATACACCGAAGTGTAACACCCTCACTAATTTCAAAAGAAAAGGGTAACAGTTAAGCTACCCTTCTCTAAAATATAATAAAGTTGAAAGTTTTATGATGGGTCTATAGGTATAGCTCCTGAGTCGTCTGCGTTATCGAAAGGTGTTGTTGTGTAGTCTATAACCATTGGGAAAGGTTCGTTCTCCATTCCGTCAAAAGTTAAAGTATAACCTCCTCTATCTCCCCAAGCTGCTCCTGAGTCCATAGTTCCTGCATTAAGCTCCATACCATTAACCCTACCTAAAGCAACGATAGTATCGTGTCCGTTAGTTAAAGTAGAATTTAATTGAGCAAATATGATAAGTTTAGACTGAGAAAGTAGCTTAATTTCGTTTTGGTCTTCCTTTGTAAGTTTATTTAGTATAAGAGATAAGGTAGGTGTGTAAAATACAGTTCCATTCTCTCTACTTCCTGTAATTGAGTCTGAAAGACTAGCCGTACCTAAAGGCATAGCATATCTATAAAGAGTATTTTCCCCCATATCAATATCTGTTAACTCTAAAATTCCTGCTGTTCCTGAAAGAGTAGTCGATATTACTTCGTCATATACTGCGAAATAAACGTATTTAATTCCTGAACTACTACGAGAGCAGTCAAGACCCCTCCCCTTTGTAAGTGCTATACAAGCCATTGTTTTGTTTTTTTAAGGTTAAGGTAGGAGAGGTTTTACCCCCTCCTTCCGTTTATTTATTAATTATGCTACTAATACTACGTCTGCTCCGATACCAACTTGAACACCTCCAGTAAATCTTGCGATTAATCTAGTGTTTAAACTTCCGTTTAAAGGAGCCATATCTAACAAAGTAATGTTTGTCGTGTCATCAATAAGATTCGTCCCAAAAAATAAATTACTCTTTTCAGCACAAACTAATTTATCATCCTCACACCCATTACAAACTGCAATTTTTATTCCTTCAAAAACTGCATCATAGTCGCCATTCATAGAGTAAGCATTCACATATCCTAAAGTAGAGATAGCTGAGATGTATAATCTGTAAGACTTAGGACTCATATAGATGTAAAGGTCTTCTTTCGTATAAATGTTAGAAGGGATAGCTGCTGTTCCTGCTTGTAAGTTAGCTATAATGTTTGCTGCTGTGTAAGCCGTTCCTGCACCCCCTGCGTTAGCTACATCAACTACTGTTGTGTCTACTGTTAAAACTCCTGTTGTGTCTGTAGTTAACCCTAAGAAAGACCCTGCTCCTGTTGTTCCTGCCCATATAGCATTTTCAACTCCTTGAGAAATTCTTCCTGCTAAGTGAGAAATTAAGTAGTCATCAAAGCTTGCCGGTGCCGGCGCTCCTGCTCCTGCTCTCATTTCTAAACTTTCCCAAGAATCAATTAAATTTTTACTGCAAATTTCAAGGTTTACTTGTAGGTCTTTTGGAGCAATAATTGCTTCTGTTAAAGTTAAAGTTCCTGCTCCTGTGAAATCACAAGTTGCGTCAGCTAATTCTGAACCTGACTCCATTTTTTGAATAACTGCTTTATAACGAACGTTCTCCATAAGAGTAAGGAAGTTTAAAGAGTTTGCTTCTTTTAAAGCCGCTGAGATGTAAAATCCTGCTGCTTTTCCAGCGAATGTACTGGTTACTGTTGGTAATGCCATAATTTATTTATGTTTTAGTTTATTTATTATTTGTGTTTAAATAGAATCTTTCTTGTGTTGTCATTTTAGAAAGTTCTTTTCTAGTTAAAGGCTTAACCTCTTCACTAAATTTATTTGTGTTTAAAGGAGCTGCGGCTGGTTGTGCTTTAAGCTCTGTCTTTAGTTTATCGTTTTCTGCTTGTAGGCTTTCTAAAGTTACTTCTGCGAACTCTTCTACTACAGTTGTCTTAATAGATTTAGGAGTAGTACCTCTTTCTTCTACTTCTTCTACTTCCATTTCTTCAGCTTCTACTTCTTCTTCTTTTACTTCTCCTTTTAAGTCTGCTATTGCGTCC